AGGAGGTGCTGCGGCGGAGGCCGGAGCAGCGGCGGGCGCCAGCTGGGGAACTGCGTTTGCGAACGCGGTGGCGGCAGCTGCCCCGTGGCTGGTGGGCGCGTATGCGCTGCTGAAACCGGCGGAGGCGGCGGACGACAGCTTCTTCAACAATCAGACCGGCCAGCTGACGAAGGAAGGCTGGCGGCAGTTTGAGGACTATGCGGCCGGGAAGGTCCACGACCAGGGATGGGACGACATCATCAACCTGGTGGGAGACCGGTACGGAGGGCTGAGCGATATCCTGGGCAATACGGCAGCCATCAACGCGATGGCAAAGGCCCTGTACGGAGATCATTACTTCCCGGGAATCGACCCGATGGCGCAGCCGGAAGCATACATGCAGCGAATCAATAACGAGCTGTTTGACACCCTGGAGGGAATGGGATACGAGCCGAAGATTGAGATCGTTCCGAGCGAAGAAGTGGCGGGACTTTTTAAAAATGACGGCGCGATCGAGTTGACGGTAGGAGATCCGACAGGACGCATCAAGACACCGAATGGATGGAAAGAACCGGAGCTCCCGGTAGACCCGGAGGTTGCTGATCCTGAAGCAGCTGCGGCAGCAATCAGCGCGGCGATCGGAACGGTGACGATCGGCGTGGTTCCGGCAATCGGGATGCCATCCGGAGCGGCAGCGGGAGCGCTCGCCGGAAACATGAATCTTGAAGCGGCATACAGGCAGCACATTTACAACCGGGACAGAAGCAACGGAAGAGGCTTCGCAAATGGAATTGCGTATGTGCCTGGGACGCAGCTGGCATGGCTGCATGAAGGCGAGCGGGTGCTGACGGCCAGGGACAACAGAACCTACACCGCAAACAGCAACCTGTACGTGGAGCGGATGATCATGAACAACGGACAGGATGCGGCGGGGCTGGCGGCGGCAATGGCCGCGCAGAACCGGCGGGTGAGCGCAGGATTCGGATCGTGATAAGGATGTGAGGACATGAGCCGGGCATATTTTGTATGGAAAAACGACGACTGCCGGAGCAAGGGCATCCAGCTGGCGGGACCGATCCCGATCATCAAGCCGGAGGAGCGCGTTCAGCACGTGACGATTCCGGGCAGATCCGGCGAGCTGACGCTGACGGAGGGGGACGGGATCTATCAGAGCTACATCCAGACGGCCTCCATCATGCTGGAAGGCGCGTTCCGGATCAATGAGATCCAGAACTGGCTGAAGGGCTCCGGATATGTGACATTCCACGGGGAACCGAACCGGAAGCAGCAGGCCAGGGTGATCGGCGTGGTGACGCTGACGAAACACAGCCGGAGATCTGACTGGTGGGAAGGCGAGGTTCAGTTTTACTGCGACCCGCTGAAGGAAAACCTGACGGAGGCGCCGGAGACGATCACAACATCCGGAAGCACGGTGAAGAACCTGGGCGACGTGCCGGCGAGGCCGCTGCTGGCGGTGACGGCCAGCGGGACGACGGTGGAAGTGGCTGCCGGCGGGAATACGCTGACGATCACCGGGGCGACATCCAGCACGGTGTACTACATCGACTGCGATGCGCAGATCATCTGGCACATTGAGAGCAACGAGACCGTGGTGGACACGCAGCTGAGCAGCGGAAAGTTCCCGGTATTGCTTCCGGGATCGAACAGCGTGACCGGCAGCGGGTGGAGCTCCATCACGGTGACGAAGAGGGAGAGATTCCTGTGATCAGTGTATATGACGTGGGGAACGAGGCATTCACGGCGAACGGGAACGCGGTACTGCACCCGGTCAGCTGCGTGGCCACGGAGAGCGCCGGCGGGAGCTATGAGATCGCGCTGGTGGAGCCGATCCGGCCGGGCGGAGGATGGACGCACCTGGTGAACGACGCGATCATCAAAGCGCCGGTACCGGTGCCGGTGATCGAGAACGCATACGTCGGCCAGGACGTGGACGTTTACAAAATCAACAGCAACAACACGGCCCTGCGGGAAGGCCCGCACGAGCCGACGCGGATCACGTACCAGACCTGGCAGGACACGCCGAACGGGTACAGCGTAGGCAGCAAGGTTACTTATTCGCAGGACAACAACAACTACCAGGCAGTGCACGGAGAGGGCGGCACATCCGTCACCCACAACCCGCCGACGCACAGCGACTGGGCGCGGATCGCGAACTATACGACCGGAGACCCGGTGCTGACTACGCTGAAGGCGGACACGGAGGTTTACTACGTTGAAGCCAGCGGGACCAGCTGGGCGAAGGTAAGCACGAAGCAGGGGATCGTCGGCTATGTGAAAAACAGCCAGATCACATTCGTGCGGCATGAGACCGTGGAGCCGGTACCGCGGAGGGAAGTCGAGGATCAGCTATTCCGGATCTACAAGGTCGTGATCAGCAACGATCAGCAGGAGTGCACGGTGAACGCACGCCACGTCAGCTACGACCTGGCAGGCGTGCTGATCCGTGACTGCAACATCAGCCTGGCGGAACCGTCCATGACGATCATGCGGATCAGGGATGCAATGATGATCACGTACCGGGGCGAGATCGCGACCAATATGACCGGTACGGACAACGGAACGTACACCGGGGACCTGAGCGGGAAAAACGGGATCTCCGCGTTCCTGGACCCGGACAAGGGAGTGATCCCATACTTCCGGGGGAAGCTGATCCGAGATAACTGGGATCTGTTCCTGATGAAAAACGACCTGGTGGACAGGGGATTCCGGATCACCTATGGCGCGAACATGCGGGGCGTGACCTGGACGCGGGACACCGATCAGAAAATCAACCGGGTGGTACCGGTGGCGAAGGCGGAGGATGGGAGCGACCTGTACCTGGAGGATCTGTGGGTGGACAGCCCGAACGGCGTGACGCCGGTGATCCGGATGGAACGGCTGCGGGTGGACGGCCAGGTGGGCAAGGACGACGGCACCGGAACGGACACAACCTGGACGGAGGCGGCCCTGCTGGAACACATGGAGGAGAAGGCGGAGGAACGCTTCAGCGTGGACCATGCGGACGCGGTGCGGGTGGAGGTCAAGGTAGACTTCACCATGCTGGGAGACACGGAAGAGTATAAGGAGTTCAAGGACCTGCAGGATGTGTACATGTACGACCTGGTGCGGGTGGCTGATCCGAACGTCGGCATGGACCTGCAGCTACAGGTGAGTGAAACAAAGTTCGACTGCATCCTGGAACGGTTCATCGGGATCAGCGTGGGCAACGTGTTCGACTACGGCGGCCGCACGGTATGGGGCTACAACATCGGCAACGGAGCTATCGACTATGAGAAGATCAGCCTGGAGACCATCCGAAGAATCCAGGCCGGATAAAAATGGAGAGGACGTGGAAATATGGCGACTATCGTTACAGATCTGCACTGCGACCTGACGCAGCCCGTGAAGCCTCAGTTCCTGCACGGGAACCTGTTTTCGCAGGACAACGCGGCGAACACCATCAACGTGCACGTGTTCAATGACGGAGAGCCGGCAGCGCTTGGCGGCTCGATCAGCGCGAACGTGATCCGCTCGGACGGCGCGACAGTGGCGGTTTCCGGCGCGATCGAAGGCAACAAGGCGTACATCATCCTGCCGCAGGCATGCTACGCGGTGCCCGGCGTGATCAAGATCATCATAAAGAACACGGAAAGCACCACGGTCACGACGATCGCTGCGGTGGTGGCCAACGTGTACGCGTCCTCCACCGATACCGTGGTAGATCCGGGAACGATCATCCCGTCCGTAGCCGCCCTGATCGAGGAGATCGAGGACGCGGTAGAATCCATCCCGGCAGACTATTCAGATCTGCTGGCCACGCTGGCCGCAGACTATTCCACCAGCAAGACCTACAAAGTCGGGGACTATGCCTGGTATGGCGGAGTTCTGAAGCGTTGCATCGTGCCGATCACGACGGCTGAAAGCTACACGGCCGCGCACTGGACCAACGCCGTCCTGGGGGATGACGTTTCTGCTTTAAAGAGTGCTTTAGATGCAGTAATCAACCTTGGAAGCACATCGGTTTTCGCTACCGATTTTGAACAGGGATACAGACACGAACGGTCAAACGCTTCGCTTGTGGTCAATGCGAACTATGTGATAACAAAACAGCCGATTCAGTTCTATGCCGGACAAGTGGTAACAATGGCAAGCGGTTA